TTTTTCAACTGGAGTATCTGTTTATGAGAAGCAACAAAATCTTTTAAAGCTTAGAAGAGAATTAATATCTAAGGGAGAACATTTTTTGCCATCAAAATTTAATTATTGGCATTATGAAAAACAACCAAAAGATTTATAAAGATTAAATTATTAATTATATTAGTAAAAAAGAAAGGAAAGCATTGGAATAAGGAAATTCTAAAATATACAAAGTGAAAACAAATAGTAGATTAAGAAAAATTAGGTGGATTATGGTATCAACTAAAACATCCAATGTTGGAGGTGTAGTATTACCACCAGATATTATGGAAAGATGGAGAAATGTTTTTGTTAGAGTTAAAGAAAGTGGAACACAAATAATACTTGAATCCGGAGCACTGCCAATACCTATGAAAAAAACTGATTTATATTCTGTATCTAAAAAAGCTGGTGAGGTATATTTATGAACGATAAAAAAAATATAGCAATACTTTCTGACTCACCGTTTTTGTGCACTGGCTACTCAAACCAAAGTTTAAAATTAGGAAATCTTTTAGTTGAGGAAGGACATAATATTTTGTATTTTGCTTCTAATTATTTAGGACAAAATCTTGAACCACCAATAACAATAGAAGGCAATCAACAAATAAATTTTAAAGTAATTGGACAAGGAAGAGAACAATATTTTAAAGATTTACTTCCAATTTATACAAAACAATATAAAATTGATATTTTAATTATTTTATTAGATACATTCATGTTACATGGAAATGATGCTTGGTTATTAAAATTAGATTTATCTCCAGCAAAAACAATATTTTGGTTTCCAAGTGATGGAGGTGGTGGATTACCATTAGGATGTGAACAAATTTTAAAATTTGTAAATGTTCCAATAGCGATGTCAAAATTTGGACAACAACAATGTAAAGAAGTTCATAATTTGAATACATTATATATACCACATGCAATTAATACTAAAGATTTTTATAAATTGGATGTAGACAAAAGATTAGAATTAAGAAAAAAATGGAATTTAGAAAATAAATTTGTTATTGGAACTGTAGCGAGAAATCAAGGTAGAAAAATGTTAGATAGAACTATAAAAGTTATGGCTAAATATTCTAAATTAAATCCAAATGCTGTTTTATTAATGCATTGTGACCCAACTGATGTAGCACAAGTTTTCCCAATTGTAGAATTAATTAAAAGATATAATATTGAAAATAGAGTTATATTTACTGGCACAACATATTATAAAGGAATTGATTACAAAGATATGAATGAAATTTATAATTTAATGGATGTATTTTTATTAACAACAAGTGGAGAAGGTTTTGGAATACCAACTGTTGAAGCAATGTCTTGTCAAGTTCCTGTTTTAGTTACAAATTATACAACTACAAAAGAACTTGTAATAGATAATAATGCTGGATTAGGAATTGATGTAGTTGGCGAAATAACTGGAAGTTGGGTAGTAGAAAGAGGACTTTGTGATATTGATGATGCTGTTACAAAAATAGATTATTTATATAAAAATATTAATATTAGAAATGATATGGGAAAGAATGGAAGAATTGCAGTTTTAGAAAAGTATTCCTGGGAAAAAATTGGTGAGGAATGGAAAAAAGTAATTAAAGAATTGGGGGATGTTTATTAAATGAAATTAATTGGCGAATATAATAAAAGAATTAAAAGTGATAAAGATATTGGAAATTTTCTTGAATTATTATATGATAAAACAATTGAATACAAAAATCCAAATATATTAGAATTAGGAACGTGGATTGGAAGTTCAACTATTACTTTTTTAAGAGCAATTGACGAAGTAGGTGGAAAATTATTATCTGTTGATAATAGAAAATATAAAATTATGGATGAATTAAAAAATAATAATGTTGAATTTATAATACAAGATAGTAAAAATTTTAAAAATAATGATAAATTTGATATAATATTAATTGATACTATACATACTTATAATCAAGTTAAAGAAGAATGCAATATGATAAAAAGTTTAATAAAAACTGGAACTAAAATATTTTTTCATGATACTATTTTTAAACCTGAAATCATTCCTGCTATTATTGAATTTACTAATAGTATAAAATGTAATATTAAAAAATATATTGAAAATAAAGGATTATGGGAGGTTACAATTTTAAAATGAAATTAATAAATCCAGTTGTTCCTAAATGGAAAGAGTTAGAAAAAGATTTTAAAAAAATAGTAAAATCTAAAGAATTAACAACTGGGACGTGGACAAAAAAAGTAGAAGAAAAAATTAAGAAAATTCATAACTGTAAATATTGTTTAGTGGTTTCATCAGCAACGAATGCTTTTTATTTATTACTTAATGCAGTTAATAAATTATACTCTCCTTCTAAATGTGTAATGCAAGATTTTACGTGGCAATCAACTAAAGATATTGCTAAATTATTTTTTAAAGATTCAATTTCTTTTGTAGATGTTGATAAAAGTAACTGGATTAGTAAAGAACCATCATCTAAGAATGTTTTATTTATACCTAATATGACTTTTGGAAGTGTTGAAACATTTAAACATAAAAAAACAATTTATGATAGTTCTCATTGTTTAGGAAATAATAGTTGTAATGGAAGAGGTTATGGCGAAATAATTAGTTTTAGTCCAGCAAAAATGATTACAGCTTGTGAAGGTGGTTGTATCATAACTAATAATAAAAAAATATATTATGAAGCATTAACGATGAGAAGATATCATGGAAGAATTAGTGAATTTAATTCTTGTTTTTTTTATCATAATTTAGATAATTTAAATATAAAGGTATTAGAAAAATCGATAATTGATAATTTATATTTTTGTAATTTAGATAAATATGAAACATGGAAACCATCTTATAAATTTCCAACATATCCTAATGAAATTGTTTATACTCATCCTAAAATGAATAAAAAAAGGAGAAGAGAAATGAGTAAATTATTCGATATTAGATTAAGATATAAACCTTCTAATAAATTAAATAAAAATTCAATGTGGATTTATAAACATCAGATTGTATTACCATCTGTTGATGGAAAAAAACAAATGGAGGTTATTAAAAAATTAAATGAAATATGTAAATAAAAGAATAGCTGTAGATATTGATGGAACAATAACCAAATTAAAAAAAATAGAAAGATTTGATTGGGAGTATCTTTTAAGTATAGAACCAGATAAAGAAATGGTTAAATCAATTAATGAATTATATGAAAATAATACTATATATATTCATACTGGAAGACAACATAAATTTAAACAGATAACTAAAATTTGGTTAGATAAAATTGGAATTAAATATCATTATTTGATTATGGATAAATTAACTGCGGAAGTTTATATTGATGACCGAAGTATTACTCCAGAACTTTTTTTATTAAAAAATAGTATTGATAATTTGATGGAGGTGATTAAAAAAATATGATTAAAAAAATATTATTAACTGGGGATTTGGGATATATCGGAACCACATTAAAAAATAAATTAAAAAAATTAAAATATAATATTATTGAATACGATATTAAAAGAAATAAAAATGAAGACATTAGAATATTTAAATTTAATAAAAAAGTAGATTTGGTTATACATTTGGCAGGTATTGTTGGAGATAACGCATGTGATAAAAATATTATGAATACTTATAAAACAAATATTAAAGGAACGTTAAATATAATAAAATATTGTAAAAAACATAATATTCCTTTGTTATTAGCAAGCAGTTGTTCTGTATACGGACAGCAAGAAGGTATCGTCTATGAAACATCAAAATTAAATCCAATTAGTTTATATGCACTAACTAAAATGTTAAACGAGAATGATTGTATAGAACATTTGTCTAATTATATTATAATGAGATTTGGAACAGTATTTGGTTTAAGTAAAGAATATGGATATAGAGAAAATCTTGTAGTGAATGGTATGACAAAAAATGCTGTATTAAATAATGAATTAATTGTTTTTGGTGGAGAACAACATAGACCATTTATTAGTGTAGAGGAGTTAACAAATACAATTGTATATTTAATTAGAAGTTTTAATAAACATCATACATCTAAAATTTATAATTTGAATGCATTTAATTTAAAAATAATAAATTTAGGTAAAAAAATACAAAAAATTATAGGTTGCAAATTAAAAATTGAAAAGCGTATAACAGATAATAGAGATTATAAAGTTTCAAATGATAAAATAAAAAAATTTTATAAGATTAAAAATGATTTAAATAAAGAAATTAAAAAAATAGTAAAATATTTAAAAAAGAAGTAAAAAAATTATGAAAGAATTTAAAAAAATAATAATTTGTGGAACTGGAAGATGTGGAACTAAAAGTATGAAATGTATTTTAGAAAATTGTCAAAATTGTATTTCAACACATGAATTTAATCCTATATTACCTTGGAATTTTAATGAAAAAGAATTTAAAAAAAGATTAAATCATTTTAATAATATAAAAGTTAAATATTATAGTGATGCAGGTTCTTGGTATTTAAATTATTTAGAACGTTTTATAAAAGAAATTCCAGATATCAAAATTATAATTTTAATTAGAGATAAACAAAAAGTTATACCTTCATATATTGCAAAGTGTCAAAAATATAATTTTTGGAATCATGAACATACTGATGGTAGTGAACCACATAATAATTATGATAAAGGATTTCCAAATTATGGTGATATATCATTAAAAAATGCAATTGACAAATTTTGGGATAAATATAATGAAAAAGCTTCTAAATTAATTAATAAATATCCTAAGAATGTTATAATTGTTAATGTGGAACTTTTAAATAGCACAATTGCTTTATTAAATATTTTTAAATTTTTAGGTATCGATTATGAAGATACAGTTATAAATAAAGAAAATAGAAAAAATATAATATTAAATTTATAAAATGAAAAATAAAAATAAAATAAAAATAACTCCAAATGATAACAGTATTGCATATACTTGTAAAAAAGTTTTAGAACCTTATTACAAAATAGTAGAAAAAGATGAAGATTATGTTTTAAATATTACAGATAAATGGGATAAATTACTTACAGAATTATATTTCTCAAAAAAAGAATATTATTCAAATCCAAAAGAAAATAAACTATGTATAAAAAAACCAATATTCGGGAGTAGTTCAAAAGGTCTGTCATTAGAAATATTTAATTCTCAAAAAATACAAAAAGGATATATTTATCAAAATTATATAGAAGGTCAAGAATACACAATTGATTGTTGGATATTTAATTATAAATTAAAAAATTTTGCAGTAAGAGAGAGACATAATATTTGGAATGGTATTTCAATGAAATCAATTTTCACTAATAAATATAATAAAAAAATTAAATCAATCTTAATAGATATTTTTAGTAGATTAAATTGGATAGATGGTATATATACAATACAATTTATTAGAGATAAAAAAAATAAATTTTGGTTAATTGAAATAAACAGAAGACCTTGCACAAATATGTGTTATGGGGGAGAATCAAATTTTATTTTAAATTATGTAAGAGCAAATTTAGGAGAAAAATATTATATTAATAAAATTAAATGTAAAAATATACAACGTTTTTTAGGATGGATTATTAAATGACAATAATAGATGGATTATATAGAGGAAGTAATACAGATAAAGATAAATTTTATCATAAAAACTGGTTTGGAAATGAATCATATCAAAGGCAAGATAGTGAAATGAGAATTAAATTTCTAATGAGTAATTACGATTTTACAAATAAAAGTGTAATCGATTTAGGATGTAATATAGGATTTTTTTCATTTGGAATAGATAAATTAAATTCTAAAAAAGTTACTGGAATTGATTATGATAAAAAAGCAATTGAATTTGCTAATGATATGAAACAAAAAAATACTATAAAAAATGTTGATTTTATAAATTCAGAAATAACAATAGATAAATTAAAAGAAATAGGAAAGGTTGATTGCATTTTAGGATTAGCAGTTCATTCGTGGATTATGCATCAGTCCGGAAAAGAAAAAATGGAAGAAATTATAAATTGGTCTTCTAAAAATAGTAAAGTAAATTTTATAGAACTGCAATATGTTGGAGAACCTGGTCAATTAGATTGGTTAAAAAATGATAATGATTGTAAAAAATACTTGAAGAAGTGGTTTAAATATGTTTATAAAATTGGCGAAGTAAGTAGTTGGGGTCCAAGAACACTTTGGAAATGTTTTAATGATTTTGGAGATTTTAAATTAATTTATAATAATAGAAGAACTAAATGTTATGTTAGTGATAATATGGTTTTTAAAAAGGAAAGAATAAATAAAAATATTACATTTGATAATGAAATTAAATATTTAAAAAAATTATCTGATGAAGCATTTTCACCTAAAATTATTTCTTATAATAAAGATGAATTATATTTAAGTGGAATTAATGGATTCAATTTAGAATTTTTAACAAAAAAGGGATTTAAAATAGATATTGAACATTTTAAATTTATATTATTTAACATTCTTTATACTTTAGAAAAATATGATATCAAACATCAAGATATCTGTTTTGAAAATGTTATAATTAGTATTGGTGGAGATGTATATTTAGTTGATTATGAATATGCTTCAAGTTTAAATGGTTCATTAAAAAATAAACTTCAAAAAGAAAATACTATTAATAACATAACAATGGGAAAAGAGCTAATAAATAAATTAAAAATGTCATATAAATTTTTTAACAATGAAAAATAAAATAATTGGCGTCGTAATCGGACAAGATAGTGAAAGAACTATAAAGTTAGCACTAAAAAGTTTAAAAGGTTGTTCTAAAATTTATTTTATAGACGGTGGTTCAACTGATAAAACTTTAGAAATTGCTAAACCTTTATGTAATAAAATATATAAAATAAAATTCGATACTAATAATCCAGCTATGCCTGGAATACAAAAGAATTTTATGTTAGACAAATTAAAAGAGAATGGTCATCTTGGAGATTGGATTATTCATTTAGATGCAGATGAATTATTAGAAGATAATGGAATTGAAATTCTAAAAGAAGAATTACAAGATAAAAAATTTGAATGTTATGATATTAAAATGAGACATTTAATTGATAATTTATTACTTGAAGATGCTACGAATAATCTTCATCAAACTCCAACACGAGTTTTTAAATTAACAAATAAAATATTTTTTCCAAAAGTAGAACATTGTGTAATGCATGGAATAAATTTAGATAATGTAGGATTTTTAACTAAACCAGTTGTTTGGCATTTGGCTTATTGTGGTGGGATTTTTGATGTTAAAAAAAGATATGATGGTCAAATGAAAAGAAAAACAGATATCGGAAGTCATAATGAAGAATTTTTAAAGAAATGGAAAAATGCACATTTATTTAATCAATATCCTAAAAAACAAATTAATATTATTGACTTACCAGAAATACTTTTAAACGAATTCGATATAGATAAAGGTGAAATATATTTTGCAGAAAGAGGGATAGAAGCAAAGCATTTCATAGAAGCGAGAATATGGAAAGAATATTTTAAACCAGCAACTGCTTTATGTATTGGTTGCGGTTTAGGACATAGAGTTTTTGCTTTGGATGGTTATATTAGTGATGTTAAAGGTGTAGAAATAAATGAATGGGCAGTTAAAAATACTCCTTATAAAAATTTAGATATAAGACAAATGGATATAACTAAAGATTTTTGGAAAGAAAGAGATATGGAACTTGTGGTTTGTTATGATATTTTAGAACACATTAATTATAAAGATTTAGATACAGCAATAATAAATATAATAAAATCTTCATCAAAATATATTTTAATAAGTGTTCCAGTTATTGGCGACCCTAATTTATTAAATGATAATACACATAAAATATTTGAAACTAAAGAATGGTGGGTTTCTCAATTTACAAAACAAGGATTAAAATTAATTAAAACACCAGATAATTTTCCTTTTAAAAATCAGATTTTATTATTCGACAAATGAAAAACTTAGAAAAAAAATATGGAAAAATAGCAATACAAATTGCTTCAAGAGATAGAGCATCCGAAGTTGGATTACTTTTAGAAAGTTTGATGTTCCAAACATATCAGAATTTTAATATTTATATTTTAGACGACGGTTCTCAAGTGCCATTAACGAACTTTTATTTTATTAATTATTTAGTTGCGAGATTAAAATTACAAGGACATAATGTTAAAATAATTAAAAATAATATTGCATCTGGAGTAAGTAAAGCCAGACAACAGCTTGTTGATTATGTAATGAAATATGGAAAAGAAAAACTTTATTGTAGAATCGATGATGATTCAATTTGTGATTCTAAATTTTTAGAAAAACTAATAGAAGGAATAGAAAGTGGATATGCTTTAGTCGGTTGTATTGTTTCACCAATTCCAGGACCAGATATTAAAAGAGATATAAAATATGTTGAACCTGTTATTAATTTAGCAAGATTAAATAATAAAGGAGAATTAATACAAAATGAAGATTCATGTGGTTATAGATATACAGAAGAAAAAATAATTCCAGCACCACATTTCAGAAGTTCGTGTTTATATAAAAAAGAAATACATGAAGCAGGTGTTGATTATAATTCTCGTTTAAGTAAAAACGGTTTTAGAGAAGAAAATATTTTTAGTTGGAAATGTTTAATTAAAGGATTTAAAATAGCAATTCATACAGGTGCAATTAACTGGCATCTTGCAACTCCATCTGGAGGAGAACGGGATACAATGAATATGACCGCATTCAATCAAGAACAATTTGATTTAATTACTAAAAAAATGTTTGAAAATGAAGGAGATTTTTTACAGAAATATTATGACAAATTAGGAATAACACTTCCACCTATAAACGAAAATGAGTTGTTAAAAGCAACGAATTTAATAACACGAAAATGAGAGACTTTAGAAATCGATTACAAATTAATAATGAACAGAAAAAAGAAGTAGAGAGATATTTGGGTAATTTTACAGTAATGACTGAATATGGTTTTCTGCAAATGGTTAGAAAAATAAAAAAGTTGGAAGAAAAAATAGGAGATAAAAAATATGAGATTTGAAATATTTGAACAAATATTAAAACTAAAATATTATAGAGAATTATTAAGCTTTATGAGAGGGCAAACTGTTGATAAAGATGGAATATATTTTGATGATTTTTTAAAATGGTTTCATCAATTGGAGGTTATTGATTAATGATAAAAGTAAATATTTTTGGTGATATATTTAACAGTAGTGGATATGCAATTCATACTCGAGAATTTAGCAATGCTCTAAATAAAATAAAAGATATTGAAGTTTCTTTAAACACTAATTTAATGCAAAATTGGATTAGATTTGTTAATGATGAAGAATTAAAAATGATAAAAAGAAATTCAGATGATAGTGATATTAATTTATTAATAGGATTACCGCCTCAGTGGCAATATTATTTATGTGAAGATAAACCTACAATCGGATTTTTTGTTTGGGAAGGTGATAAAGTTCCAATTTCTTTTATTGAAATATTTAAAAATAAAAATTTAAAACAAATCTGGATGCCATCAACTCACGTAAAAGATGCAATATTAAATACAACTAAAGATAAAGAAATTATAGATAAAATCAAAATTGTTTCTCACGGCGTAAATAAAAATTTATTTTACAAGAAATTAAATAAAGAAAAAAATAATAAATTTACTTTTTTAATAGATAAAGGATATAGGAATGAATTTGATAGAGGTGGAATACAATTTCTTGTAAGAAGTTTTCTTGAAGAGTTTAGTTCTAAAGATAATGTAGAGCTACTTATAAAAATAAATCCAGTTTATGGTGTTAATCAAATACAAAATTTAATTGGAAAATATTCTAAAAAAATAGATGAAAATAAAAAGTATGCTTATATTAAAATTAATGAAGAAATGTTGCCTTATGAAAAATTAGTTGAAATATATAATTCAGGAGATGTGTTTTGTATTACTTCAATGGCTGAAGCATTTCACCTTGGTGGATTGCAAGCAATATCTTGTGGGTTACCTGTAATGTATACTAATTTTGGTGGACAAACAGATTATCTAAATAATGATATTGGTTGGGAACTAAAAAAGAATAAACCAATAAAAGTTGATTGGGATGTTTTATATGAAGAAATATCTTGGAAAGTTCCAGATATAAAAGAGATTAGAGAGAAATTAAGATATATTTATGAACACCAGACGGAAGTAGAAACTAAATCTAAGAAAGCACTAATTCAATCAAATAATTGGACTTGGAATTTAAGTGCTGATAAAGCCTATAAATACATTAAAGAACTCATCTAATAGAGACATTCTGATACACTTCTTAAAAAGTAATATAACTACCTTACTTTTTAATTATCGTTTAAATTTGAACACTTAAAATAGTAATTCTAAGTGTTCTACTACCTAAACTACTCTATTTTATACTAAAAAATAATAAAAAAATAAAAATTAATAATTTTATGCTATTGTTACATCAACATTATCAAATCCATCAAACTCTCCGTCATCAAAATCTAATTCAGCTTCAAAATTATACAAAACATTATCTTGTTCAAAAGTTCCTGTCACAGTTGTCTTTGCTTCTCCATCTTTGAAATCATCAACAGATACTCCTATTTCATAGTCTCTATCATTGATTCTTAATCTGCTCATTTCTTTATCATCAAGAATTGTTCCATTTACGTCTTTATTGTCAAGTTCATCAAATAATTCTTCATTAATTGCATCAACAGATAATTTCTTAATTTCATTTACAAAAATAATTCTATCAGTAATTAAAGAGATATCATCCTCTTTTAAATCATCTAATAAATATGCAACATTTCCTTCGTTATCATAAAGATGTTCAAGAACTAAATCTAAATTTCCATTATCTACTGGAACTTCAATTTCAACAGTTTGATTAACTAACTTTTCAACTTCTATAGTGTTATTTACAATTTGTTTATCAACGATAGTATTAGGAAATGCGAAAGCTCCTCCTAAAGCACCAATTAATAAAGCACCAACACCAATAGCTGTTATACTTTTCCAATTCATTGTTATATATACCTCCTTTCAATTATATTAAATAAAATTTTCATTTTTAACGATGTTTTATCCAGTTTCTAATTGCTTCAAATATTGGAACTAATCCCATAAACTCAATATGGTCAGTTGTATAGCAAATTGCACCTGAAACTAAGATTTCAGCCAAAGCAATTAAGAATTTATTACAGGTTTTTTTCCAATCAAATTTTTTAATTGTCATTTTATATTTATTAATTTTTTAGTATTTAAATATTTATTAATTTAACTATATAGTTTTTAATTGTGAATTTACGAACTTATTAATTTTTTTGCTTCTGTATTCAATCCTTTTGAATATGAAAATAATTCATTCCAACTAAACCAAACATCGTAATAATTAGTTTCTTCTTTATATTCTTTTCTATCTTTTAATATAAATTGTAATTTACTGCAAATCCTTCAAAAAAAGGAACTAATCCTCCAGCAGCACTATCCATTTCAGCTTTAAATTTCAATTGTGTTCCTGTATTTGTGAACCTATGAATTTTACTAAGAGTAACTTCTTCATAATTAGAACCATTATTGGCAGATAAATAATATGTAATTAAACCATTTGTCGGTTCATCTGAAACAGAAAGTATTGCATTTGTTATCGTTGAACTTGCTGTATGTGCAGCTGTAATAAAAGTTTTATTTGATACAGGTGTGCTTGTTAAATATCTTACAAATGAAATACTCATATTTCCACCATCTGATGCATCTGTTCCTGTCGTTGCTCTAAATCTAAGATACCATTTATTCCCGTCTGTTAATGAAGAAATACTTACCGAGACAGGGGTTCCTACTCCATTAACATCATTTTGATAAACATCTACATTATTTCCAGTTGGGTCTATTTCCATTCTTATGAATAAATTATAAGCTGTTGTATTTAAACCAATTCCAAAATTTGAAACAATATCCACAACATGTGCACTTTCATCTACCAATTGAATTTTAATATCTGCTGGTGTCCCACTTCTTCTAGTTACATTTTTAAAATGAATAAGTAAAGTGCTTTCTTGATTAAAGTCTACCCCATTTATTTGGTCAGCTGTTAATATTGCTGAATCATTTGAACTACCAACCCTTTCAACTGAAATATACCCACTTGTTTCACTTGCATCTGTAACATTTGTAGCACTCCAAATATTTGTATCTAAAATTCCATCTTGAAAATCATCAATTACTTCTGCAGGAAATACAATTGGTCCATCATTAATATCTCCAGCACTATCAATATTATCTGTATTTACTGGAAGTGAATTATAAAATAAATTTTTAAAAGTTGGTAACCCATTATTTACAAATTTATTCAAACTACTATTCCAAAACCCATCATTTAATGGACCAATCTCATCTAAATTTTCATTCCATATAAGATTTGCTTGATTTTTAAATATAGGTCCAAAAGCATTTAACACTTCATCTGCATCTGCTACTAAACCATTCTTTATTGTCATTTAATATTTAATCCCCATTTTAATTTCTTTATCATTTTATTTATATAATATTTTTTTATTTTTAAATTTTAATTGCTTTACTATATAGTTAATATACTTCTAATGTTTCTTCAATTCGCAATTCATTAGTTCCATCAAAAGTTAAACTTGGTATTACACTTCTACTCCACATTGAACCAGTTGTTCCAGTTGCACTTCCAACTAAACCGAATTCAGATAATTGAGTTCCAGATATTTCTACACTATTCCAATCTGTTTGAAATTTAACCTTTTGAGATGATGGATATGTTATCGTTGTAAATGATTGTCTATCTGTTGGAATAACTAATGTTGTATCAGTTACTGATACAATTGAACTTCCTATTCCTATCATATAAGCATATGGTTTTTCAGTGATACTCCCACCTAATAATAACGCCACTCTATTTTTTGTATAATTTAATGTTGTCATTTATTTTTGCCTCTTAATTTAATTATTTTTATCATTTTAAATAACATCCTGAATATTGTATAGCCCATGAACCAAGTCCAGTTGATGTTGTTCCCCATTTATCTATTCCCCATATTCCATATATTGAACTACCCCATACCATTGCACTACCTGTAAGACTTCGAGTTGAAATTGAACATCCACTTTGTCTTACACTTAAACTTCCAGTAGTAAATTCAAATCTACTTAGAATATCAGGTTCGCTAACATCGCCTGCTTCTAATTGATTTAATCTATTTAAAATATCTTTCACAGTATCTGTGATATTTGTTATTTTTTTATTTACTTTAAGCTGTAATGCATTATCATAGAGATTATTTGCTTTGTTAAAATTGTAATTAGCCGAAATAATATCATATGTTTGATTATTAACATTTTGATTTGGTAAATCTATTACACAAGTTTGAGAAGGTATTATATTTGTCATTCCTTTTATATTTATAGTTCCATCTTTTTCTGGTATTGCATTTCGAGCTAATTCGTTTTCAACAACCAATTGTGCAGTATCAACATCTTTAATATCTTTATCTACAATTTTTTTAATTCTTAAACCGTATTTATTTATACTGGTAGAGTTTCTTCCCATTTTTATAATTGGTAATGTTCTATCATAATCAATACTAACTAATGCTCCACTTGCAGGAATAGATGAATAACCAATGTCTGTTCCACTAATAAATACAATTTCCTTTTCATTAAAATTTACTAAATATTCCGTTCCGCTTATTGGAACTTGGTTCATCCCAAAAATTCCGCCTTTTTGATGTGTATCTAAAGTTATAGGACTTCCAACATTTACAACAGTATTATGTGGTTGATAATTCAAATTAAAAACACTTCCAATTCCTCCTGCTGTATATTCTTGGTTTATATTCGATTCATATCTTTCACCATAAACCCAAACTTCATTATAAATAGAATCTCTTCTTTCTTTAAAATTAGCATTTATAATATTTCCACTTGAAAATGTTAAATTAGAAGATACTTGTGATTTTTCTTTAAAATTTAAATCTTTATCATTATCAACGTAAAAAGTATAATTTGCCATCTCTGATAATTTTTTAACTGCATCAAAAACTGGTATATGATTAAATGAAATTCTATCTATTATTGTCGGTGAATCAGATACATTTGTAGTTGTGATGTCATCTGTGTATTTGCTAATTATATCTTTTACAATTGAACCTGTTGGTAATTGTGTATAAACTTCTGGCAATACATTTCTATCTATTAATCTTGCGGTATAATCTCTTCCTGAAATTTGAACTTTTTCATCTATTGGTTTACTTGGATAACTTATGTTTTCTAATATTCCTGTGAATATTTTTTGGTTTGATGCACTTTCAGTTTCTGTTCCTTTTCCTAAATTGTAGATTGCTGAAATTTCTGTTGATGTTAATGCTTTATT